AGCCACACCCGAGCGCCAGTGCCGATAGACCGCTCCAGCATGGAGCAGACCTTGTCCCCGGTCTTGGCTGGCAGGTTAAGGGCCACATCACGAAGCACTTGGCGGGTGGCCTCCTCATCCCTGGCGCCGACCGTGGCGTGGAGGGTGAGGAACGCCCTGAGGTCGGGGGGCATGGCTCGGCGTTTCGTTTCCCTAGCTTGCCGTGCTGGCTTACGAAACTGCAATGGCTTAGGATGGGCGAACTGGAGGGTTCCCTGTCCAGCGCAAGGACCGATCTACCTCCGGCGTCCCTTACCACCACCACCGATGAACGACCCCCGCATCATTGCCCTGTCTTCCAATCCAGGACAGGTTGAACCCGGCCCATTTTCAGAGCCCGAACTGCGCGAGCAGTGGAACGCGCAGGCTGACCAGTTCAACCAATGGGAATCACTGGATTCCTCCGAGCAGTTGGCATGGGCCCAGACCCGTGCTATTGCCGCTGCTGCCACGGCATTGACCGGACATTCAGAGCCCGATGTAGGCCACATCCTGCGGTTGGCCGAGATCATCGAGGAAGTGGACCTCCGAAACCACTCCGACACCTTTGTGTTAGGCGCTGCTGCGCTGGCCGAGGGGATCCTGGCGCATCCTGGGTTCAGCGGCTGCCACGATGGCCCTGCTGCTCTGCCAGCGCCGGCGCAGGGGGAGGGGTTGAGCGATCAAGAAATCATCGATCTCGCTGATTTTGATGCAGGATTTGACCGCTACGACACTAAAGACGAAAGCGGCAACGAAGGCGTTGCCTGGGAGTGCAGCAACTCACAGTTATTGAACTTTGCTCGCCTCGTCCGCCAGGGCCGCCCTTCTGCTTTGCCAGTGCCGGGAGAGGTTGAGGAGCTGGTTAGCAATCTGGACCGGTTCATTGTTGAATACGGGAAAATGGGAGGACTTCACCCTGAGAGTATATACAGTATTCAAGAAGGTATCGAAGGCCGCGAGGCTCACCTACGCATCAGTTCCTTGGCTCGCATCTCTGAACTACTGAAGGGAATCCCCCATGCTTGACGCCAACGACCCCGCCTTCCGCCAGCAGTACCCCATCGGCGTTACCATCTACGACCGCACGGGGCGCAGGATTGCCAATGTGATCGAGTGCAACCCGGAGACTGGGGAGGTGATCAGGAGGGTCCCCTGGGGGGAGGGCAAGGACCACCCAGTCGTTGCCTTGTTTCGGCTGCTTGGCACCCTGCATCTTCTCAATCCCAGCCGGTCAATGATCCGCCGCCACGGCTTCTGGCCCGCGCCGCTGATAATCAGGCCAAACATGCCGCCACCTCCAAAGCACCCGATGTGCCGGTGCGCCTTCATGCCGCTCAGGCCGGCAACTGAGGCCGATCTGGAGGTGCTACGCGGAATGCCGACGGCAGGTGATACGGTCACAGTGATAGGGATTAACGGCCCCCATGATTACTTCAACGGCTCCTATACGGTGTCTTCGGTGAGCCACAACACTATCACCCCCTAGCATCTGAACCATGTCCGAAACAATGACAACATCACTCCTCTGGGCGATGGCTGTTTTAGGGGCCTGGAATGGGATTAACATGATCGGGCGCATCTATTACAGAGCCCCGTGGTGGCCGTATTCGTGGCATGTTTTCAGCGGGGCATGGGCCGCGTTGATTCTGTTAACACGCTGAAGCCCACCCACTGGCAACCCCTCCCCAACCCACCCATCACCCCTAACCCCCATGCCTGACGCCGCCACCCCCAACCTCCTGCCCTGCCCGTTCTGCGGGAGTAGCGTCAAACTTGAGTGCATTACTGGCGCCTTCGACAAGGAAGCGCCTAAAGTACAAATTGAGTGCAAGAAATGTAAAAGACTTGGCGGTCCTTTTGATTTCAAGTTTATGGGCGAGGTTGCGTTTTCACATTACACCGAAGATTGGGCCCCTGGCAAAGGACACTTTAGCATCAGGACTCAAGCTATAGATTCTGTTGTGGCACGCTGGAATCAGCGACCCATCATTCCCAGCTCACCCACCACCCCCGACCCCCATGCTTGACGCCAACACCCCCACCTTCCGCCAGCAGTACCCCAACGGTGCCATAGTCCGCGACCGCCTGGGGCGCCTGTTGCGTGGCGTGCTGGCTTGTGACCCGGTGACGGGGGAGGTGATCAAGGGCACCATGACCGAAGGTGGAAGAGTGGAAACCCACGAGTTCCACCCTGCTCCGCTGAGGGTTGAGCCCTGCCAGTGGCTCCACATCGGGTTTGACTAGGGCTAGCGCTCACCCGTGAGCAGCAGCCGCAAGACTGAGCGCAAAGCAAGTAATGACCCTCGCAAGATGCCAAACCTGTAGATGGTTTTACTTTTTGTCTTGCTCGGCAAAACCTTAACTACCGGTGCACTTTCGTCCTTCGCTTTGAACAAAGATGATTTCCTACCTTGCCAGTTGATGCCCATTTCCGGGTCGCTTTCAAGGTGGATCAACACAACCTCAGGCAGTAGCTCTCGTTTTGCTCGCGGCCACTTTTTACAGTGCAGAACATCTGTGCGATCAGCTAGCCCATGCTCATCCGGGTAGCGGAAAACCTGTGAGGCCGTAGGGTTCCATAACTGGAAGTACCCTATCGGCTCATATCCGCCGTGCGGAGTTTTGTATTCCGCAATTCTGATACCAACAGGAAAGCGGTTAAGGTGAATATAGATCCAGGCTTCTTGTATGGAGGCTGGGGTTTCTTTGTATTTTATCCATTCGCTATGGCTAGGGCACATCAGCCGATCAGCACCGTAAATCTTGCTCTGATCAAGCGGCAGGCTTTCCAGGATCGAGCGGGTCAGCGGTGGCAGGTAAATATCAGCATCTAGGTGTACGACCCAACCATCTAAATCAAGTTCTTTTAGGCCTGCGTTGATTCCCTTCCCTTTATTGAACGGATCCCCGTTTTCGTAGAAAACATCGGTCTGTATACATTGTACGTTGTAATACTCGCAAAGATTCTTGGTTTTGTCGTCTTTGGTGTCTGTAACAACGACTAGCTTGTTGAATTTGCTGCAGGTGCTGGGCAGGGTATGAGCCAAAAAGTCGGAATAATTGACGCAGATAATTACAGCTTCTATTTTCACTGTGGGTTTTTCACCTGTGGTTCTCCTCAGGTTTCCGTTTGGCTGCTAAGCCGCCGCCCTCCTAGCCGCCAGCTCTCCCATCGCCTCGCTGAACGTCCGCCCACCTGCCGGAGCATCCAACGGCGCCGATGGCTGCAGGCTGCGCGTGCGATCGGGGAATAGGTATCGCTCGCTGGCTGTTGGTGCGGTCAGGGCACGCTGCAGCAGCCCCCGCGCTCGTTCCTCGCTGATCCCCTCCGCTTTGGCCAGGGCCCTGACCCCTGCCGCCTGCTCCTCCCGCCAGAACTCGTTATCGAGCATGGCGTCCCGAATCACCGGGTCACTCTCCAGCACGTCATCGGTATTGACCGGAACCGGTGTGCACCGGCATTGCGGGTGGGCAGGGATCACCACCTGATCGGCCGGGAATATCTGGCCATGGCGGCTCAGGCACCATCTGCAGGCTCGTTCATCGGTGGCCGCAACCCACCGGATGAACGCGAAGCCTTGCTTCAGGTTGTGGTCAATGGCGCCCTTCACGTAGGCATTGGCCAGCTCGCTGCGAGCGATCACCTCAGCACGCTGCCGGAGCCCCATGCGGGCCGTCTTGCCCGTGGGGTCCGTTGTGCCCTCCAGCGCCCCAACGATCTGCCGCTCCAGCCGCTTTGAGCCCCAGCCACGCGCCACACCCTCGCTGACGATCTGGGCGATCTGATCACGGAACCGGGCGGCTTCGCCTTCCATGAAGGCGGTGGCGGCCTGAGTGGCAGCACGGATGGCTAGGGGGTTAGCCCCGGCAAACTGGGCGCTGGCGCCGGTCACGACCCCCTGCAGCGCCGCAGCCGCCTCCCCACCAACCGATAGGGCCTCGACCAGATCAGAGGTGAATGAACGCTGCCAGGCTGCGATCTCCTCAGGCGGCAGGAACGTTTGAGCATCCCGCAGGATCGCCCGGTACTTGGCGGTGGCCTCGGCGGAGCTGTAGGCACCGGGGGCACGGATCGGGTTGCCCTCGGGGTCCAGCGCCTCGGGACCTACGGCATTCAGGTAGGCGGCGTAATGGCGCCTCAGGTCACCTAGGACGCGATCCAGGGCGGTGCGGAGCATGGCGGTGGTGTTGGCCACCATCCGCCCTTCCAGCTCATCGAGAATGGCGGCATAGGAATCAACGCTGCTGATGATGCGGTCGCCCTGGGCCATGGGTTAGGCGGTGTGCGAGTCAATCAAAAAGCAAGTGCCCGCAATAATCATCCCAATGGCAACTGCATGGTCAAGTATGTTTGCATTCCTTGCAAACAGATAAAAGCAGCCCACTACAACAAGGCTCCAATTTGACGCGGCCTTCATTCGCCCTCCTCCTCCTCCTCATCGTCAGAATCGTCGTCAAAGCTGGCGAGCACCAGTTCCTGCTTAGCCAGTTCCAGTACACCGATCACCTCAAAGGTGCTGCACAGCGACTGTGAGATGACAAGGCTGATCTGTTCGTAAAGCTGTTCCGCACCCATAGGGCCTCCTGGTTACGGCTTAGCTTTCCGCCGTCGGCTGCGACTCATCCACAGGCGTGGTCACATCCAGCG